GCGAAATCACCCTCAACCTGTGCAATACGGAAGCGGACAATTTCCTCGTCTTCGACGTGATGCTCGGGACCGAACGTGGTCTCGGTTTCGGCCACCCAGGCGAAATAATACGGGCCAGCCGCCGCCGTCATGTCAGATTTCCAGGAAGTCTATCGACCAGCTTGTCAGTGCATCCCACTCCACCCGGCTTGTTGTCCATGCATCGACCATCATGCTTAGCGTTAAAGTGCCATCGGTATTATTGGCCGGGCCAACACCAGGAATGCATGTCAAGGTTACAATCTGTCCCTGCCAGATATCGGTCAGCGTCGGCACATCCTGATCTTCGCATGTAAGCGTTGCCTTGTATTTGCGGAATTGCGGCGCCGTCAGATCGAGCAATGCCCCGTTGATCGAGCGCTGCAGGCCGTCACTCGCATTGATGAGCTGAAGATTGAGCGTCAGCCCGCGGATGGCATAATCCGGGATGGTGATGCCGGTGATCGAGAGCAGGGTGCTGTCGATGAGGGCCATAGGCTATCTGACAAACCGCGGCTTGCGCCCGGTCGATGATATCTGCGCTGCCACCGCGAAACGCTTGATAGCCGCAACGGTATCGTCACCGGCCGTCATGTTGAAGGTGTGCCGGTCGATCTTGAGCGTGACGGAATTGCCTGAGCTCACCTGCCCGCCGGATGCCAACCGGTTGCCGGTAGAACGCGCCAGCCCGCCCATGGCAAAACGGTTCATGAAGTCCTTGGGCAATGCCATCGCATTGAGCGCACCAAACAGATCGGCACCATAATGGCGCACGGCACGCGCATTGATGACGTATTCCATATCGGACAGCCATGCCATGATGCTGTCGCTGGTCGTCGTGCCAGCCCCGCGCACTTGGCCACCACCGGCAAACGGTGCGCCGCCGATCCCGGTTTGGCCGCCGCTGGTATCAAAGTTAACCTTGATCGGATTGTTGAAAACAGATTGAACGCTGGCCCACCATGTTTGCGCCTGACTCGATATTTGACTGCTGACATTGGACAGCCAAGCGGTGACATCTAGCGGCGTCTGGTTGACGCCTTCTTGCAGGCCTTGGCCGCCAGCAACTCCGGTTGCTTTGAACTGTTCGACAAGTGCAGCTTGCGCCTCGGCCGGGATCACCAGACCTGTCTTGATGAGATTTTGCACAGGCTCAATAACCGCTTGCGGCACTTCCTCCTGAAAGAACTTATTGTTGATGAACCCTTGGCCAAGATTTGCCGCTATATCGGCACCAGCCTCCTGTGCTGGCTTTGGAGGAAACACGAAGCCTTTTTTCAAAAACCCTTCGCGGAATGCATCGGCAGCATCGGCCCCCGCCTTGCCCGCCAGTTCTGGGGTCGGTAGAAACGCGGTCCCTGCCAAGCCCGCCTGCTCAAGCGTCGGGCCAACGAACGCTCGCCCAGTCAGATCGGTGACCAATTTGCCAAGACCGGGAACCTCTGTGGCCTTTTCGATCCGCCGCATTAATTCAATAAAGTCTTGGCCTTCCTGAATAGTGTCCTGAAGGCCCTTTCGGATGCGCGCTAGTTCACCAATAACGAAGTCGCTAAATGGTGTCCCTGTCAATTTGCCGAAACCATCACTGAGCGTAGCCAGAAGTTTGCCGATCTCGTCACCGAATGTCTTGATCGCCTTGAGTTGAAATGCCCGCTCGGCTTCTGGACCAAAGTTGGCGAGCCCGGCCTTGAGTTTATCGACGGTCAGGTTGCCGGCCTCAACTTCTTGGAAAAATGCCTTGGTACTCAAGCCGGCCGCGCCCATGGCCTGCTTTAGCAATTCCACCGTTCCGACTGGCAATGCCTGTAATGCCGCCTTGGTAATCGGCCCGCCGTCTTTCAGCGTATCGAAGAATGCCTTTGCAGACTTTTGTGCTTCGTCCTGATCAAGTCGGCCGGCGCGCAATATTTTGATAAAATTGGTATAGGCCTCGGTTACATCTCTGACATTACGCGGCCCGCCGCCCGGCAAATCCTCGGCGCGCAAGGCGACGAATCCTTGCGCGGTCTTGTCAACATTGGAAAGCGCGGTCTGAAATGCCACTAGCCCCGGCGTTAGGCCAGCGACCGTAGTGCCGAATTCCTTGGCACCGGAATTCAGAGCTGCAAATGCCTGATCACCCTTCTCGTTTGAACGAAACAAATCGGCCAACTGACCGCGCGCCCGCGCAGTTTTTTCTTCTAGGCTGGCAAGGCCAACGATCACTGCACCGGTCAGCGCAGCACCAAACCCGACAATAGACGTACTAGCCAAACGGCCGATGGCACCAAAATTCCCAATCTCAAGGCCGGCCTCATGGATAACCGGCTTCAGTGCCTTAAACACGGTACTCAGTTTAAGTGTGCTTTCAGAAGCCTTGTCCAATCCAAGCCCGGCATTTTGTGATTGCTCGGAAATCTTTGCAAATGCATCAGTGCCGCCAAGGTCACGAATGCCCTTCATCATATTTTCGCCGGCCACGTTGATGCGGGCGAACCCCGCTTCAACCGCCTCAACGCCGGTCAGTTCTATGGCTTGTTTAATTGCCATTTGGATCCTTATAGGGCTCTAGGCGTTGCGCGTAGAATTCGTCCAGGTGATCGAAGGCATCCTGCCAGGCGCCCTTGAGATCGAATTTCTTCGGGATGGTCACCGAAGGCACACCCACAAACAGTGGAATAGTCACCGTTGCGCGCCGTTTCTCACCGAATGCACCCTTGAGGAATGTCTGACGCAGACGCCGCCGTGTCGGCTTGCCGCCCTGCTCCACTACCGCGCCAAGCATCGGCAAGTGACCCGGCCGCCGCATGGTGACCAATGGCCCGACCTGGCGCACATACTGCGACGGCGTCATATGCGCACGATCCGCAGAAGGTGGCACATTCGGCAACGGTAACCAGAGGAACGGCGATCCGGTAATTGTTTTGCCGGTCTCGAATATGTCGGAATAATTGACAGTGCTATGCACGTATTCAGATGGGTTAAGAACATAGCCGGATGCCGGCCTATTAATAACACGCAATGTCTTCTGAAATTTACTGCTAAATCCAGCAGTCGCCATGATGTCACGGCCATTATTTACCGCCAGATTGCCAACGTCACGCATGGCCAGCGTTGACGCCTTGGCAATGATCCGTTCCATTTCCGTGGTAGCTTTAACTACCTGTCCGCCATCGGCCTTGATGACGATCCTCACGGTTTCATCCGCTCAAAGCGCTTCTTCGCCAAGCTCATATAACCAGCGAGCTGCCGTGGCGTCATGCGCCAGATTGCTTCAAGGGAATGTCCGCATTCTCCGGCGAGGAATTCGATGGTGTCGGCAAAACCTTGAAGCGTATCTTGCGCGGTGCCGGTGCCGCGAATTTCTCCATGAGCGCGGCCCACTGTGCCACGAAAGGGCCGAGGCCATCAGGCATGGTCTTCTCCACTATTTTGGTGAGTGCCTTCAATTGCTCGGCCGCCGACATCATTGCCGCTCGCTTCTCGGCCTCTTCATCACCGGGATGACCCAAACCCGCCGCGAGAACCGGGCCGATGGCAGGGCCGGCCACCTCCATGATGCCAACCAACGTCAAGACCCCGTCCTTCTGCATACGATCCTGCAATGACTTCATGAGATCGGGAAAGCGCGGGATCAGATGCCCGAAGCCTTCCATGGATATGCCATGCACGGTGATTTTCTTGCCGCCGATCGTTACCGTGTCCGGTGCTGGATTGATCGATAGAAAATCGCTCATGCCGTCAGGCCTTCATGCAGCGAGCGCTCGGTGAAGTGTCCTAGGCCATGCACCGGATGCGCCTGAATCTTTCCCTGCAGCGGAACTGTGTTCCAATCGTCGTTATTGCGGATGAGGAAAAGCGCGGAAGTTGGCGAGAGGTTGACATAGCCGATCCAGTCCACTTGCGGACCTTCGACGTTGTCGCCATTGATTTCCAACACGCCATTGAAGTTCAGCCTGGTGAGCGCCATGATATCCCAACCGGCGCCGCCGGTATTGTCGGTGACGGTACCGAGCGAGAACATGCCTAGGGCGATCTGGGTAATTTCGTCCAAGGTGAAGTTTACCGTACCAGATGCCAGCGTCACGATAGTCTTGTCGATCAGCCGTGAGCCGCCATAGGTGCGGGTGTGGTCCTTGGTGGTGATTGACGGCGTGATCGAGAACTCAACGCAGTTGCCAAGATTGACCCGCCCAGCCGTGAGGGAGTGGTCATCCGTGAAGTAAACTTTTCCGGTCGGTATTTGGTAATTCGTGATCGATGGTATCGTGCCAGGACTTACGGGCATTGATGTTTCTCCTTGTTAGAGTTCGCTGGGGATGAACGGATAGGCGACAGTAAAAAACACATTCAGATCGAGTTGCGACGAGCGGCCTTCGTGCAGCGAATTGGTGTGGTTTAGGTAACGTGCGCCGCGGCGATCGCGCCGTCTGCCAGAGGCCGTGCCGGAACACATCATCTCGATTTCGCTATCGAACAAGACCGCCTTCTGCACCTTGGCCAGCCATTGATTGGTTACCGTGCCGATGTTTTCCGGCACGTCGCCCAACGACACGACAACAACCGGCGTCATGACCGCAACATTGGGCGCGCTGCCTGTCGCGTTAGGATTGTCAACAGTATCCTCATCGCCATCGAACACGATCGCCGCCGGCAGTTTGGTATCGGCCACGCGATCAAGGTTGCGCCCCGATGTTTCAATGCCGGAAATGCCGCCGACCACGACGGTCAGGCGGGCCAGGATCAATTCGCGTCGCAGGAAGCTCATGATTCAAACAGCAGGATCAGCATGATTTCACCGTCAGCCTCGCCGGCCGGTGATGGCATCGGCTGATAGGTTTTTATCCGCCACGACTGCCCGTTAAAAGTGATCTGACCTTCCGGCAAATCCGACACCAGGATGCCGGACTGCTCGAGTTCCCGCGCCCGGACCCGCGCCACCGGTCGGACGGTTTCGATCTGCGTTCGTGGATCGGGGATGCTGACGCCGTTTGTTCTGTCAACAGCGGTGACGGTTGCGGACTGTCCACCGGCGGATGCGAGGGTGGCCGGTACCCCAAGGGTATTATAGATCGGGTCATAATGCGTCTGCCAATCGATCATGGCGGGTTGGCCGGGTTGGCGACAATGGTGAACTTGATGTCCTCGGCGCCGGGCGGATTGGTGGCCCGCAATGAGGCGAAGGCGGCGCCAGGCTTGGTATCAGCCGTATCAAAGTCCGCTTTCCATGCCCCACCCGTCTGCATTAGCATGTCGATCGGCTCGTCCGTCGATGTCACGCCATTCAAGTGTGGGTAGTTCAAATAGAGTTTGACCGACGAGGGTGTGACCGGGTTGCCGTTGTCATCCTTCGGCGTTGCCGTGAACACCAGGAGCTGTCCGCGAAAGACTTTCGTTGTCATCAGTGGCACCCCATTTCCGCATCCAGCATGGCGCTGTCGATCTCGACATTGAGTGCATCGGCGGCCAGGATCGTATTCAGTTCGCCCGCGCTTATCAGCGTATTGAGTTCGTTGGTAGCGAGCACCGTATTCAATCCGCCTTCCGTCATTTCCGCATTCAGGTGGCAGATCGTGATCGGCAGCACATAGCCGTCGGTCGTTTTTACAACAAGCGGCGCGACTGCACTGAGAGCAAGCGACCCGGCCGGGACCGTAAGCGTAGTTCCGAGACTGCGTCGCGGCACATTGCCGGTAAGCGACAATGATGCCGTCGCCGGCCGTAATTGTCCGCCAAGCTGGACATTCGGTATTTGCCCCGATAGCGCCAGCGAGCCGGCCGCTGGGATATCGCGGTAATTGCGCAGCAGGATCGGCGTGCCGCCGGACAGCGCCAGCGCTGCGCTTGCCGGCATGAAGGCAACGCCGACATCGCGGCTTGGTGTTTGCCCGCTTAAGACTAGCGCGGCTGCTGCCGGCGATAATCGTATGTCGGTTTTTGCAATCGGCGCATTGCCGGCAAGTGTTAATGCGGCCGACGACGGTTGCTTTGTTACGACCCCACCGACACTCGGGGCATTGGCCGTTAACGTGAGACTGGCAACTGATGGGACTAGATAAAAGCCACCCGTGAGGCTGGATATCGTTCCGCTGAGTGTCAGCGAGCCAGCCGCCGCGACCAGTTGAATATTTTGAACAACTGAAGGAGCAACACCCGTTAGGGCCAATGCACCCGCCGCAGGTGCAACCTGGAATGTGGTTTTTAACGAAGGCGCGAGGGCCGATAATGTGAGGCTTGCGGTGTTTGGATAAAGCGCGCCGCTTAGCAACACGTTCGGCATTTCGCGGGTCAGCGTCAGCGACCCCACGGCCGGGATAAAGATATAGCTGAACGTCAGAACAGGCGTATTGCCGGATAGCGCCAGAGCTCCCACTGCTGGCGTCTTGAAAAGGCTTTGACTTAGGCTCGGCGCAACGCTGGTTAATGTCAGTGACCCAACGGCAGGCGTCGCGATGGTATTCTGAAGGAGCGCAGAAACCGTACCGCTCAGCGTCAGTGACGCAACGGTCGGAACCTTGGCAGTATTGGCAACGCTAGCCGGTGTCTGCCCGGTTAAAGTGAGCGAGCCGGCCGTCGGGATCTTGTTGTTATTGACCGCGGCGACCGGCGTCTGGCCGCTCAACAGCAGCGAACCGACTGCAGGCGTTACATTGATATTGATGCCAGCCGAGACGACCGGCGTCTGACCACTTAATGTCAGACTGCCGGCGGCAGGAACAAAGGTAACGCCGCCGATGACCGCGGTAATGCGCGCGGTTACATCATAACCGGAAAGCGGACTACCACCCGCATAGACACGAAAATCAAGGGTATCGTTATTCGCGAGATGAGCATTGTCGAGAACGACACCGAATTCCACCTCGGTGTAGGAAAGGCCAGGTATGTTGATCGCACCGGTTTCGCCGGTCTCATCGTACTGGCCGATGATAAATTTGAGCGATGCTGCCGCCGATGTAAGGGCAAGCGATGCTGCGGCAGGTGAAAGCGAAAGCCCTGTCGTTGCAGTCGGCGCCAGTGCTGATAAAGCGAGGCTGGCGGCAGATGGTGTTAACGAGAAGCTCTGAACAAGTGCCGATGTGGTGCCGGCAAAGGCCAGGGCACCGGCGGCCGGTATCTTTGCGGTGTTCTGAACATTGCTCGGCGCTGCCGTGCTTAGAGCAAGCGCGCCAACGGTTGGAACAATCGAGAACGCCAGACTTATGCTCGGCGCATTGCCGGAGAGAGCAAGCGATCCAACGGCCGGCGTCTTGACAGATCCCTGCGCCAACGTAGGAGCTGCTGACGTTAGCGCAAGGCTGGCAACTGCCGGTAATGCGGCGGCAATTAGTTCCGGCGTTACGTCATACGCTATCGCAACGCCGTTGGCGTAAACCTGGAAATCTAAGCGGTCTCCAAGCGCCAGATTTGTGTAGTCGAGAACAACACCGAATTCGACTTCGGTATAGGACGGCGCCGGCGCCAGGGTGATGCTGGCGGTCTCGCCGGTCTCGTCATACTGCCCAGCGACAAACGTAACTTTCGCCGCTGTAACACTGGATAATGCAAGAGCAGCACTCGCCGGACTTGCCGGAATATCAACCGGAATCAAACTGGGCTGTTGCGCCCAGAACCCTATGCCTCTACCAGGTCCTCCCGCATGCGGGCCAAGAGTCTTTGGCATGTCATGCTAGTTCAGCGATCGCCACATGTGAAATTTTGGGATGACGCTTGGCGCAACGGAGAAGGTGATCCCAATCCAGAGCGCCGATGCGACTGTCGTATCCACGGAAGCCGTTGCTGTCCCGGCGACGTTGACTGTCGTCTGACTCGCCGCCGTAGCAACCGCTCCGCCAGATACCCATTGCCCGCAGCCATAAACCACTGAGTTCGCTCCGGCGAGACCTAGTGAACGGATGGTGAGAAGATAGCGGAAGAAGAAGGGAGCAGTCGTGATCGATGGGACGTAGTTTTGTGTTGGCGAAACGCCAATGCTCACACCGCCAATGACCGTCCCGTAGCGGGGAGTAATAATCAGCGTTCCCGCCGTACCAGTCGTGCATGTACCTGCAACAATCAACTCATAGACTTTCCCCGCCCTCGGCTCCATGGCATTGATCGGCGTGTATACAGTCGGGATGAGAACCGTCTCAGTTATAGCGGTGATCGTGGCAAAGTCCGCATTGATCGGTTCGGTAAGGGTATCATCAAAATATTGCCGTGACATTAGAATATCCTTCCGAGTGTTTAGGCGCCTGCGGTAAGGCGTGGAATTGTTATGATCGTATTATCGACATCCGACCCGGCATCGGTGGACTTCACGCCGTTGGTGGATGTAGTGGTCACCGGCGCATAGGCGCCACCGTTCTTCGACATATATAATTCAAACAATGTCGCGCCGCTCGCGGTGACATCCGTATTGGCTATGCTGAAGCGGATGCGGAATGTTGCCGTGCCCGGATTGAATGCCATCTAATTGGCGTCCTCTAGCGCACCCCATGTCGGCGTGGCATCAGCGGCAGCGGTGTCGGTGCGGAAACGGAAGTGCTTTTGACGCAGTGCCGGCGGCCCCGGCAACATCGACATCTCACCCTCGTCGGGCGATCCAAGTATTATATTTCTAGCTAAAAATGGCGGGTCAGGCGCAAGCGCACCACCAATAACCGTTCCATTGTTTCCATAACTGGATTTGTCTGTTTCATAAAGTCCCAAGCCGGTGATAGGCCAATATCCAATAAGTGCTTCTGGCCTGATAAATAATGGCCTAACACCGAAACTTAAAAGCATTATTTCATTCTGGGTAAGTGTTACATTCCATAACGCAAAATCGACATAGGTGCTGCCGGCAACACCGTTAATAGCCGCATCAACTTCCTGACCGATACAGAGTGATTTTCCGATATCATTACCCAATCCGCCGCCGCTAGGGGCAGCGGTGCCGTTAGATACGGCATTGACCCACGTTTGCAGACCACTCACTGAATCATAGCTGGCCGCTAGATGCGCCCACTTGCCCGCACTAAGGGTAATGCTGCCGGGGTCGATAAAAGCGGCATTGCCTTTCCAATAATACGATAATTTTGAAGAGCCGCCAGACAGTATGGAGTAATTCGCATTTCCGGCGATCCTGCGAACGGCTATGTTTAGATAAGCCGGAAGAGAGGCCCAATTAGACGGAGGACAAAACCATAATGCCATCGTCAGCGCCGCGGGACCTTGAATATTCGTACCAAAATTTATTTTGTCTGGTGTTGCGTTAGTCAAATATCGGGCCATCAGACTACGGCCCTATTGTAGCTTCTATATTGGCAGGTATTGGCGGAACTCGCGAAGGTGACGCCTCCACCATTATACAATACGAATTTATAGCCGCATCCCTTGGCCGGTAACAACAACCTCGATACTGTACCGGATTGCGCCGCCGTAGTTGGGGTTATCCCGACACTGATACCGGGATAGCCAGATGGTATGCCCGCCGCGGAAGTGCCAAACCTGCCGTCACCATAAGTGGATGTGTCCTTGTTCAATGGATAAATAAAAATCCCAATGAAATTGGGCGCGAGGAAAGAGGCCGACGCTAAATTGAAACTAACATCGCAAAAAATGTCGCCATTAGTATTGGTCAATGCCAAATCAGACAGTATCGAATTGCCACTGGCGATGCTGTTTAAAGTGGCCGTGCTAAATGCATCGGCATAAGCACTGGGCGTTGTCCAGAGTTCGGTTGACATCAGACTAACCCCGCGTTTGCCGCGTCCGAGGTTGAGAGATTACCCGGACCTTGCGGGCCATAGGTTGGATAGCCGTTCACGGAACACCAATCGACATTGCTTGGCGTATCAAATTGCGTCGTCAGCGTTATGAGATTAGCCCGCGTCTGTGTTGCCGCACCAAATGTCGACAGCAACGTCGATCGCGTTGCCGTGCCAACCGATCCGTCGGTTGTGCCCAACATGAAGATGTCACGCACGTTTTGCCGCTGTACATCGGTCAACGCCGCCCATTCCGCTGCAACCAGACAATTATAAAGTTTGTAGGTGGGAATGAGCATCGGCTGCGCGGCGGGAGCAACCTTCCATCCATTGATGGTTGTTACTTTCTGGCTCGTGCTCCACGCCGGATTGAGTCCGGTGCCGACAACGCCCGGTGGCGGCTGCGTCGGATTATTCCATGCCGCTATGAGCGTGTCATAATAAGCCATTCACCCAACTCCAAATGTGGCTGTCGGTGGCATGATCGCTATGGGCGCATCAGGCTTTGGCTTGACGCGCACCTTTGGCGGATCAGTCTTGATGCAAAGCGCGGCCTCGTCATGCACGACCTCACGGCCCTGTGCGGACTGTTTCTCTTGCATGGAATTTAACCCGCGAGATTGAAAATACCCGTGGCCGCAGGAGTTATGGTCAAGGTATTGTTGATGGTCAGGTTAAATTGCGCCGTTGACAGTTGGCTATAGCAAACCAATTTGCGGGCGATGGCCGAAGCCCCCGATGCCCATATCACCGCAAACTTGATGTTCGAGATGGTGCCGCCGGTGCCGGTCCACACCGTCGCCGCCGCGTTGAATCGCATTTGCCCGCCCGAGGCGCCGGCCGTCCATGTCTTTGAAGCCAGGGCCTTGCCGGATGACGAGTAACCGTTTGCCTCCGTCACCTCGCCGGTAATGCTCGATATGATCGATAGCGTCGCCGTCGCGGCATTCGACGCCGATGTGTAGAGGGCGATGCGGAAGTTGCCGCTGCCAAGATTGATCGGGAATGCTTGCCCAAGGTTTCTCTTAAAACGATTGTAAAAAGTCCAGGCCCCGACTGCCATTTGAATCTCCTATCTGAGTGTTGGCGATATGATGCCCATCGCCTTGAGAACATACTTGTCAGCAACGACGAGCGGGACTTCGGGATATTTGTCCCGAAATAGGTTGACGGTCTTTTTAGCTTGAGGCCCAAACCATCCCTTTACTTCCCAGAAGCATTCTTGTTCTGGCAAATAGAAGTCGATGGTATAAGTCTCAGTGCCAAGATCGAACTTCTGTGTTTCATATTCCCATTTGATGTTGCGCTCATCAAATGCCTTGGCGAGCAGAACTTCCCACGATGAGCGAAACGGAATATCGCGATAATAAAATCGCTGCTTAGGATAGTAAGCCGGTTTTCCGTAATTACCTGCACTTATGTTTGCCCGCCACTTTGCCGATTGCGGCCCGCGCTTTATGCCGGTCCACGGGCCGGGCTTGCCGAGCTTAGCGGCTCGCATCTTCGCACGAGTCTCGGCGCTAAAGGTTCTACCCTTGGCCGCCGCCGACATCTTACGTTTTGTTTCTTCGCTATGTGGATTCCGGCGGCGCATCTTCTATCTCCAATTCCGCTCCGGTACGGATGATGGTTGCGATGAGTCCCGGCCCGTGCACGTTCAATTGAAACAACTCGCCACGTTCCTTAACGAGCTGCAAAAAGTCCTCCGCCTGTTTGGCTTGCCATACTGAACAGACGAACCGCTGCGCCAAGTCATCACGTCCTTTCGGACGGCACCACACGCTCATAGTTCTTTCGTTGTTGTTTTCCGCCTGCTCGTAGGCGTGGTGGTCGCCGTCGAGCCAGCAGGAGTCCAGGCCGAAGATCTCAAGCCGCTGGAATCCAAGCATCCGCATGAGCGATATGGCACGCATCGATACGGTCACGCCAATCGTGATCGGGTTGATGCGCTTAAAGTAATAGTCCTCCAGCAACTTTATCTCGTCATCGCCGGCGCTCAGCGCATGCCATATCGTTACGATGCGATCGCGGCACATCTCGAATGTCTTCGGATGGCATTGCGAGGCCAGCAGGTAATGGCAGTCATGCACTGGGGTTTCGACAAAGCGCGCATTGAACTCGCGCGCATCCATGACCACCGCGGCATGCACCCGGATGTTGTGATCGATGCACCATTGGTAGGCGCCGTTGACGGTGAACACCTTGCCGCCGGTGCGCCAGATCGTCTCGACCAGCTCCTTCTCGGTTGTCTTGAGCGATGGCCCGCCGGCCACCAGAATGGCGACGTCTGGGTTGGGATCGTATGGCATGGCCTGCGGCAGACCGCGCCGGATATTCTCGGCCACTTGCGCTAGCAATTGCTCGTCGGTGACATTGACCCGGCAGTCGGGCGAGAACGATATTTCAAGAACTTTCTTCGGATCAAAGGTGACGTGTGTTTGTGCTGCGTCGTGCCGGCCGCGTCCGCTCATCGGTTCACCACGTAGAGACCCGTTCCACACAGGTCACGCGCCTCGGTCAATGTGCCAAGCGTTGCAATGCGGTCGCGCCACCACGCAAAAGTTTGCACAGTCAGGTGCAGCGGCTTGCCGATGAACTTCCCAAACCCGTCATCATGCAAGGCAATCTGCAGCCATGTGACTCGGCACGCCTTGATGATGCGATCTAGCGCAAGCATGGTATATTCCGGCGGCAGATGTTCCATCACATCGCAACAGAAGCCGTAATCCCACCCGCGTTTATTGCCCCAATCATCCCACAACGCACATTGGATAAACCGCGTGCGATCAATCTGCGGGTCGAGCGCTGCGTCCGTCAGGTCAAGCCACGACACGCGAAAGCCGAGGTTGGCGAACTTCATGCCAGCGCTGCCTGAACCGCAACCGATATCGATGAGGCTCGCCATGGCGACAGGCTCAAGCACTTCAATGAAGCGTTCGACGTTCTCCAATCCCGGCGAGTAAACTTTATATTCGGGATAGCTCCATATTTCCTCGTATTTGATTCGCTCGGGCGCCGTGCTGTCCGCAACGTGCAGAGTCATTCCGTTCTCCTGAAGGCAAAGGCGCCGATATCCTCGCGCCCGGCGCTTGTTTCCATATTGCTGCTGCCGGCCAGAACGAAACCCAGCCCGCGCATGACGGCGATCAGGCCGCGCCGCGTGAAATACCAGCAGTGCTCGTCCTTACGGTAATGTTTGGAGCGCAGCACATGCTCGGCATCGCGGAATATTGGCACCGACAGAAACAACCATCGTGACGCTCGGGACAATAATGGCCGAAAGTCATGGATATGCTCGAGCACATCCCACATCGATATGGCCGGGACCGTCGCCTTGAGATCACACCACAGCTTGCGTTCTTTCAGCCAGGCAATGCCCGCCGGATTGATGTCGAAGCCCATCGTCGAGCGATGACAGATTGCATTGCGTCTCTCAACGAATGCGCCGGAACCGATACCAACATCGACCAGCCCACCGCGATGATATTGCGCCACGAACCGCACCCGGCCCGCCATCAGGCTGCGGCCAATCGGACTGTCCGCCTGCTTTGCGAAGCGATCGAAATACGCCTGGTCGTAAGGACATTCCGTCACATTGAAATAGCCGATGCCGAGCTCGGGGAACCATTGCAGATGTTTGCCGGCGACGGTGTCGTAAAGCGTCGGTCGAGGAAACGGCAGAACTGTTGCATCAGGTCGGGGATCGCCTTGTTGCAGTTGTGCCGCATGTTCGTGCATTGGCAAAAGTCCTTAGGGGTGGCAAAGCCGATGCGCGAACAGTCAAGCCGTGGATCGAGCACGCGACTTGGTGCGTTATGTCCACCCTGGCCGCCGAGCACGACAAAGCAATGCTTCTTAAGCGCGAGCGCCGCCGGGATGATGAAACCCATGCCGCCGATAATGATGTCGGACCCCGCCAGCAGCGCCAGCATATCCATCGCCGGCAATTCGCCGTGGATGAACTCGCTGTCGCCATTAGGCGGTACTCCAATGAACCACTCGGCGGCATGGGCAACGTCGGCCACGCAAACGATATGATGCGTCGGCCGTAATGCCTCGACGATATCAGCAATATATTGCGGCTCCGGATTGCGCGCCGGGTTGAGCCATTCACTCCTGACAGTGATCGGCCGCACGAAAGCCAGGGGCTTATCTGTTCGAATTATCGGCGGCGGCGGCAACGCCGGTAGACCGAACAACTGCGGCTCGAGCTTGATGCCGAACGATTGCTCCATGCCGTTGATAATCGAGCGTCCGGCCTGAAATGCTGCCTGATAGGTATTGCGCACCCTCGGCATGGTTGTCGGGCGCGGTGCCCAGGTCACACGACTTCGCGCGACATTCTTGTTCTGCGTGCGCAACCGCGAATACCCGCCCGTTGGCCGCACAAATTTGATCGGCAGATCGGCATAGAATTCAGGCCATGAAGTCTCCAGGTAAATATCCCGCTGGCGAGAAAGCGCATGAATAAACGCGCGTTGATAGATATTATCTCCCAAACCCTGCATGCCGAGGATGTGTAGCCGCCGGTCAGGCGACGCGAGCGATGGCTGCGATCGGATCGGCGGCAGCAACATGGTCTTCCAATCGCACGATCGGCCAGGTCGTCAATGCGCTTCCCGGCGAGGCGTTGACGCATTCGATGTTGAGCAGCGTCAAGTCTTCAGCAACCTTCGGCAGGTCGGTCTGCTGCCGCCGCCAGCAATCGGCGGTTGGTTTCCATGGATGCGGAGGGTGGTGATGTATTTTCCCATCCGGCCCGGCCTTCTGGTCGATGCCGAGCAAGACAATCTTCGCCACGCCAAGATGTACTGCAAGATTCATCGCCGCTGTGAGCGTGGTGTTCTTCACCATCAATGTATGGGTATCGGTGGCGAGTCCCGGCGTGGTCTTGCGGATCATCGTCATGATCGGCGGCGGACCGCTGGCCGAGGTCGAGCAGCTGACGATCTTGCCGCCAAAGTTCATCAGTGCCTTGCGATGATGCAGAAACCAGCGCATGTCCGCGAACACAACGTATTGCGCCCATGGCACCGCAAGATAGCTGCTGTTGATGGCGATGACGTTCTTGTCCCTGATCAGCTCAAGGTTTTGATCAAGCAACGATGTGCCGCCGCCAACGATATATCCGACTTCCCCTTTCCATAACGGCTCGACGCGCCAGCTCAAACGTTGAGCCTCGCGTAATTCTGGATCATTTCAGTGACGTTTGGCGGCAGAATTGAACTGACCGGAGCAGCAGCACCCTTACCTGCAGACGCATAGCGGAAGCGATTGTAATAATCCCCGTACGTCACGGTCGTATCGCCATGCGTCGTCGAACGGATGGACGGATCGCGATTGCCGCTGAAGTGCTGCCATCGCAAAGTCTCGATACACGCCTGTGACAGCAATACCGGCGCGTCGTCGGGCAAGTCAAAACCACCACTGTATTGCGCAACCACTTCGCCCGACCAATGACTATTGACCGGCGAATAGGCCCATGACCACATGCCCGGCACCAGCCAAAGCAGACCAGCCTCCTTGTCGAGTTCGTAGCCGGCAGGGTCGGCTATGCTGCCGCCGACCGTGATCGAGTTAAGTTCGCTGACCGGAAACTGGCGCAGATTAATCCCGCGTGTCGGATCATAAAACGACAGGCGAAAGCTTTCCGAAACCGTCAGCATGGCGAAATAGCGATCGCACAATTCTCCGATCATCTTGGAAATCGCCGTGATCTTCTCCGCCATAATCGCATCGTCGGCAGTATTGCCGGTGATGCCGAGCGCCGCATTCACCGCATCGACCGTGGTCAGGTCATAGACCGGCGAGGTAGGCTCGATGATGGTGAAAAGGGATTTCCTCATGGCTCATATTTGCCCGTCGGCCCCTGTGGACCGGGCGGACCTCGTTCGCCGTCCTTGCCGTTGCTGCCTTTCCTGACGAACAATTGCCATTGCTTCGAGTCGCCCGGCTTATCTTTTGCCCCCTCTATCATGCAGACCCAACCATTGCCACCGCAGGAGACCATGTCGTCGAGATGGAAATCATCATCGTGTTTCCATGGCCCGCGGTAACGCCCGCGTGATGGTCCGACGCCATCCTTGCCGTCTTGGCCCGGCGGACCTGGCGGTCCCGGCTCGCCCTTTTCGCCATGAATGGACAGGCCATCCCTGCCGTCTTTGCCATCCTTGCCGGGGATGCCGACTTCGCCACGCAATCCCAGATCGCCGCGGTCGCCTTTTTCACCACGCGGACCCTGCAGCCCGGTTTCGCCTTTTTCCGGCTTGCGCGCCTCGAGCGCAGCGATGCGCTGTTCCTGTTGAATGACGATCGCTCTATAAGGCGCAATGTGTTCCTTGATAATTTCGGCGATCTCGCGCCCAAGAATATCCTCAAGCGGCAGTTGCATGGCCTAGGCTCCTGCGGATCGCGTCGAGCAAGGCGCGTTGATTGATTGGTGTCGGTGCCGGCGTGGTTGGATTCGGCATCGGTGCCGGGGCAGCCGGTAATGCAGGGGCGTTGGCACGGTTGGCTAGTGCCTGCAGGGTAAACATTTGCTGCTGCGCCATCGGCGATTCGCCGCCGGTTACATCAATATAGCCGAGCACGCGCCTAGCCTCATTGGGCGACAGGATGCCCTTGCTGACGCCCTCCGCCAACACCGTGATCTGCGTCTGCGAGTCCATCCTGAACAGACCGGTCAGGTCGAATTCGGCGCGATAGCCGGCACCGATCAAGCCAAGGCCTTCCGACAGGATCAGTTCGATGTGCTCGATCAGACTTTGCAGACATTGCTTGTAATATTGCAGATCGAGCAGTTCAGCGTTTTGATAATTTGGCGGATCTTTCGCCCCGACCATGAATGCCGGGATGCCAAACGCGGTGCAGATCGTTTCGTTGTTGTGCTTGAGCTGCTCGATCAATTGGCTATCGACAGCGTTCTGTTGCAGCGGATTCCATGTCAGCCCGCTACCCAGGATCGCCACCTTGCCCTGGTTGATGCCGGTATAATTGTTGTGCCAGTTGTTCTCCAGCCGTGCTGCAGTGGCCTCATCGATGTTGCCGGGCGCTGTCAGGATGCCGGAAGGTCGCGCCGCATTGCCGAAAAACATTGCGGAAAACTGTTCAATCGACAGTCCGCGTGCAGCAGGCGCGGCCGTAGAATAAAGCGGCGACATGCCGACCATCTTGTGAAACAGGCAATTGATGCGGTCGTGCATGATCTCGCTGGCCGGAATCACGACATGTTCCTCGGTAATACCGGCCAGGTGATCGGTATTGAGATCATAGAACAACGAACCGTCCAATGCCTCCATAGGCTTGACGCGATTGGGGTCGAGCACGTGCAGCGCGCTGACGACGTTGCGATTGTCTCTTTCCTTGAGAACGTAAGCGTTGCCGGCACGCAGCTTGGAAATCATCCAGCTTTCAAAGAATTGAATGCGGGTCTGATAGCGATTTGGCTTGTTGAGGACGGTCGAGAAAGCGCTTGCCGTTGTCTCCTGCCAAACCTGATCGACCGGCTGCATCAGCTTGAGCCGCATCTTGGCGATATCGGCTGAAATCATGGCAACGCAACGATACAGCGTCGCGTTCTGCAGCGGATTCTCCATGCTCAACGGCTGATTGCGCTGCCATGCCCCAGCAAATGGCTCGCGCACGATCGGCCACCAGCCACGGTCATAGATTGCGGTTGGCAGCATGGGCGACTGCTTGCGCACGGAAACCTCGAAGCCGAGGATCTTCATTCTTTCTCGGCCTCGAGTTTGCGATGCCGATAGCGCTGTTTTTTGCGCACCGGCACCGCATCATCACTCTCCGCAGCTAGCTTGGCCGCGGACAAGACCATGCGATGCGCGTCTGAAAGCGGCTCGAATATTTCACCTGCCGCAAGC